TTTAGCTGACTCTGTAGAGAAAGATGATTCTTGTTGTTTCTTCAACTTCTCATAGTTTCTATAACCATCTGCAATCTGTTTATCTAGTTTCTCAATTTCTTTTGTAAAAGCTTCAAACTTGCCCTTAGAATCTGGGTGAGCCTCATTAATCCTGTCAATATTATCGTACACCTCTTTTAATGGACTAACTGATTTTGAAGCAAAAGCATATATACCTACACCAAGGGCAGTGATAGCACTGATGGCTAAAATAATTGGGTTTACTTTTAATGTATTTAATGCTGCACTTAGCATACCAGTTGCCACTGTTGCTACAGTAATCGAACCTGCTGTACCAAACCATGCAATACCAAGCGCAGAAGCTGCTGCTGCATTTGACAAAGTAACAACAGCAAGTAAACTTAGTTTAACAATCAATGCTGCAATTAAACCAGCAGTAATTGCCCCTACAAGCTTACCTAATACGTCTATGTTTTCAGCAACCCACTGGATAGCTCCAGCAAGTTTTTGTGTTACCCCAAAAGTTTCATTTGCAATGCCGAAGAATTTAGTAAAGGCTGTGGTAAGATTTCCCATAGCAGCCTCAACAGTCATGGGCATTTTCTTAGCCATATCCTCCCAAATAGGTTGCCATTTTAGCAATGTTTTTGCAATAAGCTCTACACCTAATTGCCCATCAGCTCCCATTTGTTTCAATTGCCCTCGTGTCTTCCCGGCCTCTAAAGAAATTGCACGTAAGATGATAGGAGCGCCTTCAGCTACTGCATTAAATTCTGCGCCGTTCAATCTTCCTGCCTGCATGGCTTGTGAAAACTGTAGCATAACAGAAGCAGATTCTGCCATAGTTGCACCACTAACTTTCAAAGCTGCTGCAAGAGATGTTGTTACCTTTAAAGCATCTTCTGCTGAATACCCATAATCTTTCATTGCTGGGACTAGTCGAGTGAAAAGTCTAGCAAGTTCATCTAAAGGCACCCGTAATGTCATAGCTGCTTTATACAACTTTTCCTGCATGTTTTTAGCAGCTTCTGACGATCCTAGCGCCATCTTCAACTTAGCTTGCATTAAAGACCAAGCATCAGACAACGCTATAACCCCACCTGTAGTATTCTGCAAGGCAGCAAACAACATTGTACCACCCAGCATGTTCCTAAGTTGGTATAGGCTCTTACCTACTACCTGAAAGACGTTATGACCTTCCATTAGTGAGCGGTTAAGACTTTCAACACCTTTACGAGCTACTTCAGCATCTCTACCAATCCCTCCTACATCAATATCAATCTTCTTACCTTTGATAGTTTTAAGGGTAGCTGATAGCTCTCCTAAAGCCCTGTTCAAAGCTTGAGCACCATCTGTAGGGAACGCCTTAGACATCATATCTTTCATACCTTCCATTGCTGTTTTAATAGCAAGGATACCAGTAGAAGATTTACTAAATTTTTCACCAAGTCTGTCCGCTGATTTCTCAGCTTTCTCTGCTGACAAAGCTAAATTATCCAATGCTTTAGCTGTATCGTTAATACCCTGAGCCTGCACCTTCACAGATAGGGTTGTAATATCTAATGCCATAAGGCTATCCTTTATTTCTTGTTTCTACAACTTGCATACCATTGAAAATCCTACTAAATTTATCATTTAACTCTTCAGTAGTTGGAAGGTTTTTTGTAATAGCTGTGTATGGTGCAGGGGCAGCTTTACCATTTGAATTATTGAATTCAGAAGCAAACTCTTCTGAGAGTTCTTTTATTAACGCTATTTCCCAAGGACAAAGAAAAAGCCCTGTCAGAGTCAGCCAGCTATTTATCTCAGACCATTTAAGACCCTCGACACCATAACCGTTGCTCCCGACAGGGCCAGCTTCGTGTAACAATTCTACAAGATACTCTGCACCATCAATGTCAGGTAGATTAAGCTCGTTAGCATCAGGATTAACGCTAGAGTATCTTGTGAATCTATTTCTTTTATCTTTGCTTTTTGTGGTATCATCAGGACAGCTTGATAGCCATGCCTGATGACGCACATAGAGTTTAACCTTGGGTTTTAGCTCTGTAAAAAATTTGCTAGGTCGCCCTGATTAGCTTCTACTTGCTCACGTACCCATGCTAGAGCACTATCGTTATATAGATCAGTCCAAGCTTGCTTAGTGGTTAGTGGGGTGCCTTTGTAATCAAAGTTATCAGCACCAACACTACAAGTAACTAGGAGTTCTGTAGCTTCTTCACGTAGCATTTCAGCAGTCATAGCTTTCTTGTTACGTTTTAGTTGACGATTCTGCATAGCTGCGATAGCATTACGGTAGGTTGAGCTGCCGGGGCCATATACAGTGATTTGTACAGGTTTCTTTTTAGCGTCACCATCTGCGAACAATAGCTCATCAGTTACAGGGTGACGTAGTTGTACAGTTGCGGTTTCTTTTGCACTTAGTGATTCGATATTAAACATTGTTATTCCTTTATAAAATTGTCGGTGTTATAGTAGAGAGTATTTCTCTGGTTTTAAAAATTAGATCATCGACATCTACGTCTTTGAATGTTTCCGTATAACCATCAAATTTCATGGTCGGATTTTTATATATTCTTCTTAAATAGCGTAGTACTTGTTTCTCTGCAACATGCGGTATATTACCGTCATCAAAGTGGAAAGATAATATCTCTGTAAAATTTAACTGTGAAGACCTGTTAATGTTGTGTATACGCTCTAGGATGGTACGATTAGTAATTCCAACTTTTAGGTAGTCTGCACAAGCTATTATATACAAACTTCCGGGACGGTTTTTAGAGAAACCACACCCAGCATTACATGAACAATCTTTACAACCGAACCCTCTCAGATGGTCGTTAGCAACCTGATAGAATTCTCCATGTTCCTTGCATATTATTTTAACTTTTAGGTTTGTAGCCTTATAGCAAGTACTTGAGTAGTCATATTTGTAACCATGAATCTCATTGGACTTGTTTATAAAATACTCTGTAGAGTGTCTACGTTTTTCAGTATTTAGTATGGTAGAACACTTTTTACAACCCTGACCTTGTAAATGCTTAGTCGGCCTCTGTCTAAATTCCCCATGAATTTTACAGATTATACTAACTTTAGAGATAGCACCCTTGTACTCTACTAGCTCATAAGAATACTTCCCTTTATGTACTGAAAGGGCTTGTAATATAAAATTGTCAGTTGTTGTAAGTTTAGACTCAGAGAGTTTAACAGCCTTACACTTTGGGCACCCAACACCTCTCATGTGGTCGTGGGGTTTCTGTGTAAATTCTCCATGACTTCTACAAATTATTGTTACCTTTTCCCTGCTGTTTTCATATTCCACTTTGGAATAATCGTATCTACCGTTGTGAATATCTTCAAACCTGTTTACAATTTCAGAAGTTGTTAGTTTTCTCATTCATACCTCTGTAATTATTATTGATATAGAACTAACCTGTCACGGTATTTACTAATTAGGGTGAAACAGGGGCCGAAGCCCCTTGTATTAAACTTTCCAGATTTGTGAATCAATCTCTACATTACAAGTTGAAGCAGTAATACTATCTACACCACCAACCTGAATTGGCCGAGACATCGCTTGACCAGTAAAATAGAATTGAGTATTATCTTGTAGGGTAACGCGATAGCTATATGAACTATCTGAGTCTACAGCAGTTGCTAGAAGGGTTTGACCCGGATCAGCAGGGGCATATGCCATCTGTAGAGCGATAGTACCATTATTGATACTACCTTTACGCTTTACAGTAATACGGTCGCCTAGTGGATTATGAGTAACTAGGTTATAAGTACGACCGAATTCACCAATATCTGTAACTTCTGCGATATCCGTGTAGGACACTGCTTGTAGGGCTACTAGGGTTTGTGATGCAGGCGGGTTGCCGATGGAAATCTTACTACCGGCAGAAGTAATTGCTAAAGACATTATATTTTCCTTTGTTTATTAACCAATTAGACTAGCAACAACGCCAGTACCACCAGTAACTGCAATAGCACCTTGAAGGTACGCACTAATTTTATCTAGGTTTACGCAGCGCATAGCACCAGCAGCTAGAACAATAGCGTAACCAGTTGATACGTCTAGCGTCTTACCGTAGCCAGCAGGGGTAATAGTGGTAGCACCCGCACCATCAATAGTGACAGTAACTGAACCTGCTGTCGGGTTACGAAGTGTCAAACGTTGATTAGTACCGGGTAGGTACACGAGAACATCTGAAGCAGTCAGTGTAGTTTCAGTAACTAGAAACTCGCCAATCTTATCAGCAATATTTGTTTGGGCAATAGTTGCCATATTTTAATCCTTAAATTGTTTGTGTTTCACGTCTGTAATAAAATGTGACAGGAACTACCCTGTAACCATTTATAATTTCAGCTTGA